ACGCTTTCAAACGCCCTTGAGCGTTTCGGCAGAGAATACGATGTTGAAGCCCCGAAGTTGTGGTGGAACGGAAGGTGGGCTGACCTTGTCAAGTGCGAAGACTGCGAAGAATTCGGGGTTTCTATTAACGACGACGGCGAGATGGACTGCTCTCCTTGCGGGACGATGGAATTTTGCTCGGACTGCCACAAGAAAAGGTATTTCTGGTGTGATGATTGTGATTCGTTTAGAACTAGGGATGTTATATCTACGGACGACGAATATTGCGTTGATTGCTACGAACCACGCAAGACCGAACTTGAGGCAAGACCCCGCAAGACTTACAAGTGCAGAGTAGAATGTCCCGCTGATATTGACCGAGTGATGGCGAAGATGAAGAAGATGCTGGACGAAGGGGCTTACTTCATCACTACTGATATCAAGGCAGACCAGATGGACTTTGGTTCAGGACCAATCACGCTACCCGACCGAGAATGGACTTTCACCGCTATTCAAGATCTCGGGTCTATTAGGACGATTTTCAGGCAAGTAGCCGACCTGCATGTAGGACTACAGACCCTTCAGTTGGAAGCAGACTACACTGGCGAGAGAGACTACGACCTTGAATAGGTAAGCCCTTTCCTTCCTTGATTGTCGTTGTTTTTAGTTAGGGGTATTTCGGTCTGTCTATTTTATATTTTAGAAAACCAAAATAAAAAAGATAAAAGATAAAACAAAATAAATAATTCTTATATTTGCCTTGTATATTTGTAAATATTTTTTTTCTAGAATCCACCAACGACGGGCGTTTCCCACTCCTTAATTAGTGTTAGATCGGCAATAGGAATATAAATATGCTCCTTTTCGTCCCATTCCTCTTGTAATCTACTAAAGAGTGCCGTTTGATAAGTCCTGAACTTTTCTTCATCAAATTTAATGAAATATAATCCATCAGTAAAATTAAAGAGAAGGATTAAATCGCTACCTTTATCACACTTACAACACTTATTCATCGTAATCATCGTAGTAGGATATCTATTATATTTATTCGTCCTTGACTTGACCTCGTAGTTCGTTTTAGGGTCTGTAAAATCATATTTATCATACTGATTTTTTGTTGCTTGAATTTCCGTCTTAAAATATTCCTTTAAGACGGGTAATATTCTAACCTCTTGAGCCTTGCCGAATTTGTAGGAAAGCGTCCAATGCACCATATAGATTATTACTTTATTTAATTCGCCTAAAATAAACGAAAAACTTTCTCCGCCTAAATAAAGAATGGCTGATAACGCAACTATAAAAGCAAGAATTAGTAAGCCCTTGACCGACGGGGATTTGGAGAGATTTACTGGTGTAAAAGCAGAAGACATTATTAAATACTCCGATTTAAAAAACTTTTCTAAAATAACCGATCTATTGCCTGAAATAAAGGATTTTAAAATTATTCTTATCGAGGACAAATATAATTCGGGACACTGGGTTTGCGTGATGAGGGATGGTAAAAATATTGAGTATTTTAATTCTTACGGGGCTAAACCCGATTACGAATGGAAATTTATTAATAGAATGATTAGAACTTGTTTAGGAGAAGATACGAATGAAATGACCCGTTTGTTGGAACAAGCGGAGGCTAACTGCTTCAAGACCAGTTATAATAAATATAGGTTTCAAAAATTAGCAAATTCAGTGCAGACATGCGGTCGTTGGGTTATTTTTAGAATAGAAACTTTTAAGATGGGATTTAATAACGACCAATTCAAGGAACTCGTTGATAAATTAAAGAAAAAATCCGATGAAGAAACGGGCGGTAGCGTTGGTAATGATTTCGTCGTCGCTAAATATGTCGCCGTTTAACCTCGCTTCTTGGCTACCTCTTCTGCAGTTTCCAAGTTCTTATAATATTGTAGTGATTGGATTATTTTTAAGATAGCCTGAATGTGTTTCATATGAATTTTATTCGCCTGTTTATCGTTTGATTTCATCAAGGTCGCATTCATCACCGCCAATTCATTATTACAAGAATTTAATAAGTCGTTTATATTTTGTAAATTTAACATTATAATATTGTTTTAGATTTTTATTTTAGGGTTTCTAAAATAAAAAATAGAGAGACCCTTTTAGTCGGGCTTAAAAAGGTCTGTCAATTAATCTTTTTTAATATAGTTATTTTGAGCCGTTTCAACCGAAGTTCCCATTTGGTTTGTTGTTTCTTGTAGGTCTTTTTGTTGTTCGCCGAATTTATTCGTCAAATAAATAGCCCTAATCATCGAGCAACCTACTTTCTTACCCAAGATTTTATTTAACATGCGGGTCATATCAGTAGAAGAATTGAGAGGAAGGAACTGCACTGCGCACTTCTTTTTAGCGATCTCTTTTGCTTGAGGATGAAACTTTAGATATAATTCCAGTATCTCCTTGAGTTCAGGCTCTACTGGGATTACTTGCTTATTATATTTCTTTTGCGTCTTATAATTATTAAAAACCCAATTCCAATCTGTAATGTCTAAATAATTCTTCGTAGTATCCTCTGGGACTTTCCTTACTATTAAGCAGTCAATATAGTCTTTATTTCTACGGGGTGCTTGTAGAGTGTAGAGAGAAAGAACAACTAATTTAAGAAGTGATTGATATTCTTCTGGGCTGATTTTCTTCTTATCTTTAATCTCATCTGCTATCTTTTTTAATTCTTCTAAACGACTATTAATATCAGATTGTTCCATCCAGTTCTCTTTTACTTTCGGGGTCTTTTCAGTATTGTCTTTGAGAGATTTATTTAATTTGTCTAAAGGTTCGTAGAACTTGGCGTATAATTTCTTGAACTTGGCTTCTGGGCGGTCTTTAAGGGCGCTCACAATCGCAATTAAATAAGTTCGGCGAGTATTCGGTTTCACCTCTTCCAGTTTCGCTAAAATTTCTTCGGGTTTTGAAAGGAATTTTAGGTTGGTGAGCGGTTTTCCTCCATTTAACTTCATTAGATTAAATGTGTATAGTTTTCTGGACGAGGCAGAAATATTCGGCTTATATTGAAACGGATCAAAGACGGGAACTTCCATATATTATAATCTAAAGAAAATAATCTCTATATTTTTCACGAATTAGTTTTATTTTGATTTTTTATTTTATAAGTATAGTGTATAATGTCAGGTTCTTATTACGCTTTGAATTCTAAAATTAACAACCTTCAGGCGGAGATTAACGCTATTATTTCAGGAGGAGGAGGACCTACTGGACCTCAAGGACCTCAAGGACCAACAGGACCTCAAGGTGCTACTGGTTTAGCGGGTTCTACTGGTGCGACTGGTTCAACAGGACCGACTGGTCCGCAAGGCATTCAAGGTCTTACTGGTTCAACAGGACCTACTGGACCGCAGGGTATTCAAGGTATTACTGGTGAGACTGGTTCAACAGGACCTACTGGACCGCAGGGTATTCAGGGTATTACTGGTGAGACTGGTTCAACAGGACCTACTGGTTCAACAGGACCTACTGGACCGCAGGGATTTACTGGTGCTACTGGACCACAGGGTATTCAGGGATTAACAGGATATACTGGACCTACAGGACCTACAGGACCGCAGGGTGCTACTGGGACTTCTGGTGCTACTATTCTCGGGTTAAATAATATTTTTACTGGTTCTAATACATTCAGCCAACTCATTATAGGCGATTTAAGCGGTAATGCAGTAAGTGCTACGAATGTTGGAATAACTACTGATAATACCAACGGAACTTATTATTTACCCTTCGCAAAGACGAGCGGAACAGGTAATAAACCCCTTTTTATTGACGATACAACCACACCTCTTACTTACAATCCAAGCACAGGTGTTTTGACAGCATCTTCGTTTTCTGGAACTACTACAAACGCTACGAATGTTGCTATTACTGATACTACAACAACCGCAGGGACTTATTACCCTACTTTTGTTTCTTCTAATTCAGGTAATCAAGGTGTAAGAGTAGATAGTCAATATTTATTATATAGTGCTTCTACCAACACACTACAAAATCCTACTTTTTTAGTGAGTGATGGAACAGATACAGCAACACAAGGTGGTTTAAATATTAAAACAACAGGAAGTAATCCTACGAATAAACAGATTACTTTGTATTCAAATACAAATACACTTGATAGGTATTTAAACTTTGAAGTCAAAAACTCTATTACGAACACATCAGTAAATCAATCC